CCTTATAACCGTGCCTATCTTACGCTTCTCCTCGCTCCTGTTGATGGCCGACAGGTTCTTTCCCAGTCCGAGCCTGTGGCCGAGTTTCCCGACCGTGACTATCCCGATGCCGAACCACTCGGCCATCTCCCTATTTGGGGTGACTGGGTAGAGCTCGCGGAACTTTGCCTGGACTTCCTCCGAGGCTTGGTCGAAGGCCAACCTGCGGCAATTTCCTCTGATACGGGCTGTGGGTATGGGCCAGCGTGGGGCGGTGTCTTTCGTGTGTTGCATTTTATTAGAAGTATCCTTTCTGCGTTAAGTAGTCTTTGAGCACTCCAGGGAAAGCGTCGTAGAGACGGAATAAATCTTCCTTGTAGAAGTTGACGCACGCATGACTGTTTTCCCCGTGCATCTTGACTTGTGCCTCGTCGATAGAGAATCGATGGATGGTGCCCTTGTGGTATTTGCTTGGCATGATGTTTATTCTGTTTGAAGTCTATGATAGACGGAGTAGACTATCATAGATATTATAGACTAAATAGACGGGTGGGGTGGAAAAAGATAGAAGGCTTGCCTCTCTTCCCTGCCATTTCAGCGATTAGAGGCAAAGCCCATGCTGTCGTCGGGGTTGATGGTGGCATGCTCGATTTGCGCGCATGGCTTTACCTCGGTGGCTCGTGCCTCCAATTGGCACAGGATGCTGTCTATCGTCTGCCCGTGGTATTCTTCGGCCAGTGGCCGCAACATCCCGACGAGGGACGTGAGGCTGAGGCTTGGTTCTCGCTCGTTCTCGGAAGCCTGCAAGATGCGGCAACGTTCTTCCATGTATTCGTCTTTCAGTAGGCGGAGCTTATGCTCCATTTCGGTACGGTGGTCTCGGAGGTTGCGCAACTCCTCGTAGAGGCGGCTGATGTCTTGCCGCACCTCACGTACCTTGATGTCGCCTTCGGATATTTCCCTCTTGATTGGCTCCGTCTTGGCGCAATAGGCACGGGAGAGCTCGTTTTGCTTGATTTCCAATTCGGTTTGTGTCATTGTTGTTGTGTTGTTTTTGATGTTGATTATAGACTGATATAGACTGGATAGACGGCGATAGACTAAATGGGTCTTGCGGACACTCAACGCTATCCGACATGCCTTAGTCGGCGTTGTCGTAGGAGACGACGCGCGAGTAGGAGCCGTGGATGTTGTAGACCTCGTATACGCTGTCCATGTGTATCCTGAGGCGGTCGTAACGCCACTCGGCTGTGGTGAGCTTGACCTTCATGGAGGCGTAGACGGCGATGTTGGAGACGGCGAGGATGAAGAGCAGGACGATGGCGACCGTCACTGGCTTGCGCTTGATGGCCTCGGCAGTCTTGCGGAAGGCGATGGCGACGGCGTTGACGATGAGCAGGAAGACTGCCCACAGGGAGCGACCAAGGCCAAGGGCGGCAGTGCTGAGCGCGCCTCGGAGCATGGCGGTGACATCCCTGTATGAACTGTAAATAACTTTCATGGCACTATGCGAATTTGCGCAATTCTTCAAGAATCGAAGCCGCAACGACGGCAACCCTTTCGCCTATTTCCGATGCGGGAAGCGCATTTTCATAGACACAAGGCGCAATGGCCTTGGCCATCTCGACAAGATACTTCTCGTGATTATGGATGAGACTGTCGTTTGTCTCCATTACGTGGAGTTCGCAATCGATCCTCTGCATTTCTTCTCTTGTGGTGAAATTTAACGCGTTTTTTTTCATGTTTTTCATTTTGTATCGTTTTTTTTGTTTTTGCGCTCAATGGGCACTGTGGGCTCATTGGACAGGTTGGTGGATGTTTTTTTTGCTTATTCGATGCTTGCCAGTTTTGAGCCGGTGAGCTCGCGTATGGCTTTCTTGGCGCATCCGGGCGTGCGGAATATGTCGTCGGCGAAGTCGGCCACGGTATCGAGGCGGCTCTTGACGAGGGTCTTGCCCTTGACGAGGCGGTCTGCCCACTGGTTGAAGGATAGCTTGATGTTGCCGAACTCGTCGTCGGAGAACTCCACCTTGGCAAGTTCCGGGAAGAAGTCCTTGTGGGCACTGCCCCAGAGCTTCTCCACGGATGAGAGGTCGAAGGACTTGAAGAAGCGTTGCCACTCTGCTTGCGCGCCTCCCCATTGCTTGGCCACGGCTTCGACCGCGGCCTTGTGGCACTCTGTGGCCACGGATAGCGACATATAGGCTCCCATGCTCCATGCGGCGGCCTCGGCGTTTCGTATGCCATTCTTCTCGTAGACGAGGCGCAGCTTGTTGACGAGACAGGTGAGGAACTGCTTGTTGTCCTGGTAAGCCTTGAAGCCGAAGGAGGCCCAGAAGTCGTAATACTCTTCATCCGTCATGTCCTTGGCATAGAGGTCTCGTGTCTCCTCGGTCATGTCGGCGACGTGGAAGAACCGGTTTTCGGATGTGTAGATGAGGCCACGCTGGTACTCCTTAAAGGCATTGAAGCAACGCTTGTAGGCGTATCCTGCCGTGTTGCCCCCACGGACTTGCTGGTTGAACCGCTTGAGAGGCTTGAGGTATTCGTAAGCGTCGAGGCAAGCTGCCCAGGCCGCGTTGTTGGCCACGCCGTCGATGAGCTTTATCAAGGCGGACGCTTGCACGGCGGCGTTGACCCACCTGTCGTAGTCATCATTGGTGTGCTGGGAGACTATCAGCGGGATGCGATGAGAGAGCACAGGGCGCGGGTTCCTATTCATCGTTATTTGCTGGCGCCCCAACCTAATTCTCTTCGCGCCTTGATTCTTTTGCAGATTTGGGTCAGGGATAGACCTTCCCTTTCCCCCATGTATAATTCCCATTTCTTGTGTACATGCTAAAGAGGTTTGAATCCTGCCTATGCTCACGCACGAGCAGGTTTGGAACTTAAAGTTATAATTATAAAGAAAAAAACTATTGCTTGCCGTTGACGGTCTCTTGAAGCATCTTTGCCGTCTTGAAGACGATGGCCTTGTGAGCCGGGACGATGATTGTCTCCCCCGTGCGTGGGTTGCGACAACGGCGGTCGGGCACGTCCTTCCGCTTGAAGGTGCCCATGCGGTCGATTCGTACCTCGCCGTCGCTGACGAGACCGTTCTTGACGGCCTGGAATACCGTTGAGACACAAAGGGAACATTCAGCCGTTGACAGCTTGATGTCCCTGCTTGCCATGACCTCTTTTACGGCCTCGGCGATTTGAGTTTTCGTAATCATGATTGAAAATCGTTTTTATTGTTAGACATTATGTTTGATTATCTCTTTTGCGCGCACCAGTTGTCGGTGCATTGCCAGTACCCTGAAAGCCAAGCCTCCGTCATTGTGGCTTTTGGGTTGGCCTTGAGCCATTGCTCTGCTTGCTTGTGAATGTCTGCCATGATAAGTTGTTTGCTATCTTCGGAGCGAATCTCCCATGAAGGGCACTACTTTCGTGATGGCTATGAGCCTGTCAACGACACGTTCTCCATATCTCAGCGTCATCTCCTTGACGGTGAGGTTAGTTGAAAGTATAAGCAGCTTGCCTTTCTTTTCAGCCGCGTCGCAAAGTTCCGCGAAAGGCATGCGCTTGTTGCCATAGGAGTTGAGGTTATCCTCCGTGCCTATGTCATCTATGTAGATGATATGCAACCTGAGAATCTCGTCTATCTTCTGATTGAGCTCCTGCGCGTTATAGATATTGACTATCTTCTTGTGCACGTCGTTGATAAGCAGAGGCAGGATATACATGCCTATCAGTGACTTCCCAAGACCACAGCCGCCGAGCATCAAAAGCCCCTTGCCATGGTTATCGGACATCCAATCGACGATGGGACGGTAGTTGTGCTCATTCCATACCGCTTCGCGGCCTGACTTCATGTTGACGACGTATCTCAATCCCCCTCTCAAGCGTCGCTCGGCGTTGGGGATACTTATTCGCACCGTGTTCATGTCTTGCGGATAGCCCCCCGTGCCTCGCATGAGGGACGCGAGCTTTTTGAAGTAATGTCCGCTATCTTTTACCTGTTCCATCTTTCCAGTCCTTCCGTGTAATCCTTGTCCTTGCTGTTTTGCAGGTTCATCCCAATAGGCAGGTTGGATGAGGATTCGTTATTCTTTTTTTTCTCCAAGTTTGTCTTATACCATCTTGCAAGCCTTTTTTGAACCTCAAAGGTATTTTCTTTTTCAAACCGCATTTTCCGTCCGTTCTCGTTAGCCTCAGTCCAGTAGTCGTAGAACTCACGAATCATCTTTTTGCCGTATTGCTCTACAAACGGGATTAGCTTCTCGCCGAAGGCGTGCTTTCTCTCGCCAAGTGTTTGCAAACTGTTTGCAAACTGTTTGCTGGTTGTTTGAATATTAGCTTTAACTGCCTGAGTATCAGATGCAGTGTTGTTTGTAAGCTGTTTGCAAACTGTTTGAGAAGTGTTTGAAAGTAGATTTTCTTTATACATTTTCTGTAAAGCGTAATAAACCTTGCCTCTGGTCACTCCGAACTCATCAGCTATCCGTTGAAGGCTTACTTTGATACCATCATCTTTTGTATTCCGCTTTACGAACATGAATATATTTATGTCGAGCCACGAATGAGATTGAAATATTTTATCTGGGACATTCATCGTCAAATTTAATTAATGTACCTTTGGTTTCAGGAAACGCTTGCAAATAGCCTGAATCATTCAACTTGCGCACAACCAAAGCTGTGGTGCTGAATGCCCTTTCGAGCAACTCCAGCCGCCACCTCAAATCAAAAGGGCAGGTTGGGGTCAGCCGATGGGATAGAAGCCTGTTGCTGTGCGGCTGCTGGCTGCTGCGGCTGTTGCGCTGGTTGTGCGAACGCGGCTTGTGGTTGCTGTGCCTGCCCGCCGTCGAAACGTTGCACGTCCCAGGCGCGGACACCATTATACCATTTGCCATTGAACTCATGCGCGTCTATGTCGAAACTGACTTTCACGTACTCGCCTTGCTGGATGTTGAACTGCGTGATTTTGCCGTTTAAGACATCGAAAGCCAAGTGCTTCGGATGCATCTCCTGTGTCTCCAAGACATAAGAGGCGCAACTCCACGCCTTGCCTGAACTTTTGCTTGTGCCACTTCGTTGTGGCAAGACGGCGATAATTCTCCCTTGAATTTCCATTCCTTTTTGTAATTTAATTTTACTTATTGATTATATTTTCTATGAACTCGTTGGCGAGCGCGACACGCTCTTCCATAAGATTGATGTCGTCTTCCACTCGCCCTATGCGCGCGTAATGGAAAGGCTTGGAGAGCCAAGGGCAGTAGGTGACGAACAGGCCGCCAACGGCACCCGTGCAGTCCATCTCTGCCATCATCTGCCAATAGTATTCAGGCTTGACGGTCTTGAGGTCTTCGGCGGAGTGTATGAGGTGCCTGTATCGCATGAACGTGCCGACATTGGGGCACTTGATTTCGAGCACACCAAGGTGCCCGTCACCGTCGATGTTGCGAATCATGCCGTCTGGTGAGGCCGCGAAGTGGGGTATGGTGTCGTGGGCGCAGAGGCTGACTTCCTCAATGTCATAGCCGAGGATGTCTGATGCCAGTCTCCGAGCCGCGTCTTCCTGCTCCGTGCCCCATAGCATGGCCTTGGTGGTGAAGCTGGTCTCTTCGAGGTAGTCGGAGAAGACCTCATCATCGTTGAGGAAGTCTTTGTTGAAGAGGCGCTCGCCGGCCACTTGGTAAAGGTACGCCTTTGCCGTGTCGGAGAACGTCTCGTCTTTTTTGCGCCCTGACTTCATTATATCAGAGACCTTAGAGCCTGTGATATTGCCCAGGCGCGCCCGATACCATGGCAACTCATGTTGCGAATCGGAAGTGTTGATGCTCATTGTTTCTTGTCACCTTTCTTTATTTCGTCTTTGGCCGCCTCGGCTGCCTTGGCTGCGATATTTCCCTTCTTCTCGCTTTCAAGGTTGTCAACGTATTCAGGAGCGAAAGCGTCGATGTCGAGGTCTTGTACGTCTGACGTGTTGGGCTTCACCACGGCCTGGTCGAAAGTGACGGCCCTCTGCATCTCTATTGACTTCGGGGCGAACTTCAAGATGGACTTGAGAACCGTTTTCATCGCCATGCTATCAAAGTCGGATTTCCATGGTGAGTTGAAGCCGCTGCGGAAGGCTTGCGAGAACTTCTGCGCGTGCGCCTTAACCTTGTCAACGTCCCAGTAGGCCACCTTGGTAAAGCCGTTGAGGAGCTCGAACTTGGCCATATAGCCAACCACCTTATCGGACTTTCTCTGCTTCTTGTCGAAGACATAATCCTCATCGAACTCATCGCCCGAAATATACTCACCCTCATGTACTGGCGCGGCGAGAATCTTCTTGAACTGGCCGCTGCGCTGGCATAATTGCAATAAACCTAAATCACTAACCCACCGATT